GACATTCATGCCATTGCCAGCACTGCTGACGTTTTGCCATACAGATCCTGTGGGTGCAGGATCAGTCTGTCCTGTACTCCAACGTGGTGATTGATAACTGTAACCTGGGAAATAACTTGGTGCACGGTATTCGATGGCTGCAATGCCCAGTGTGGTCAACAATGAAACACCACTGTTGGGCCCAGCTTCAATGCTGACCACGCCACCACTGTCTGTGGATCCGTCGTTGGTGGCAGCACTGTCTGCATAAATGGTCAATTTGTTACTGACTGCGGCTGCTGTGACTCCAGCGATAAGTGCATTGTTGATAGCTGTGGCAAAGCCTGCCACGGTCAATGCTGTGCCACCTGACCCAACAGTGACCAACTGTTCGTTGATGTACATGTTGAAGCCAACTGTCAATGCTCCCGACACTGAATTTGTGCCTTGCACTGTGGGCCAAGAATTTTTCCAGTCATCTGTGCCTAACGCCACCCAATCATTGTCTGAATTTTTATAGTAATTAATATTGTTGATACCAACTGCGCTTACGGCATAATCACCAATGCTGCCAATGGTTTGTAGCGGAGCCCAACCAGCTATATCATTGTAATCAGCAGTGCTGTCAACAACGTCTGCAATATCACTTATTACAATGGGCACTTTGTTGGTAAAGGCACTGGTGGTTTGATTCCACTCAAAAATACCCCAGAGACTGGTCGAAGTATCCAACCAATAAGTGCCGTTGTTGGCATTGCCTGTGGGACGAGTCAGACTAGCAGTTAACTCAGTCAAGTCAATGTTCACACGCTGAATAAAAGCACGATTAGTAACACCCAGTGCTGAGTACGCTGCCAACAAACCGTATTCGTTTAGTTCGTAACCGTTGATAGGTGTTCCAGTTGTGGTGTTGTAAAAGAATGGCACGCCAAATGTTGCTGCCAAATCACGTTGACTGGTGATGAGATAAGTTTTGTTTGCATTGGCAGCAGTTGTGCCAGCTGCAACTCCAACTCCAGCAGCATCAGCCTTGTTTTGTGCTGTTGCAATCAGAAAGTAAGGGACTGTGTTTACAGCGGAAGGGATATATTGACTCTCGTCAATTACTGTTACTTCTACGCCCGGTGATACTAGTGCCATGGTTGATTCCTTTTCAAGTTATTGATATTTATTGGCATACCCAAAAAAACCCAGTTTACACTGCCCTTTGCCAAAGGTCCATGCACTAAATACCCCATGAGACCCATTTGTCAATCCTGCCATCAGCGGCTATGTGCTGTGAACTACATTCGAGAAGATGTTACCCACTATCGCAGTAGATGTGAAACTTGTCAACGCAAAGGTCGAGGAATTAAACCTCGAGAACCTCGATGGAAGTCAGAAGGATACAAGAAAAAACCCACATGTGACAGATGTGGGTTTCGAGCAAGATTTGCCAGTCAATTATTGGTGTATCACATTGATGGAGATCTCAATAATACTGCATTGAGAAATCTCAAAACAATCTGTAAAAATTGTGTAGAAGAAGTGTCACGCACAGAAGTCACTTGGCGGACCGGGGATCTTGAACCAGACGCTTAACTAGACACAAGTTGCTTGACCTGCTGGTATAAGTCATCCAAGGTGCCGTTGTTGTCCAGTACCACATCAAATTGAGTGCCCACCCAGGCAGTTTCTGATGCATGTACGCCCAGTTGCTCTAGTTTGCGCCCACTCAGTGCCCAGGTGCTGTTGCCATTAGGGCCACGATTCACGCTCACAGCCGCATCATACCACTCAGGTTCAGGACCACGCACCACACGCACCACCCGGCCGCCTGCCGCTTTGATGGCTTGAATTTCATTGGGAAATCTGCAGTCACTGATCACAACATCATCTGTGCTGTTGCGCAGTTTGTTTTCCAAGCTGGCAATCCAGATATCATCATGGAATCCGTTGCGGCATACTTCAGTGCCCCAGTTTTGCAAAACCCAACGAGGAGTAATTACTATACCTAATCGATTGGTCCACCAATTGTCTTGCTGTTCACGCCATTCACGAGCTTGTTTGGTGCGCCCTTCTAGCATGGTTCGGTCCCATCCAAATACTGCACTCACAGCATCTTTGAGTGTGTTGGCAAAACTCTCTCTACGAAAATGATGTAGATTCACAAGATAGTCCGCAACGGTATCTTTGCCTGAGCCAATGAATCCACAAACGCCAATGATCATGCAAGTTCTTTCAGTTGAGGATTGAATTTTATTATTCTAGCCCAGCTACACAAAATTAATATGTAATACGTAAAATCAATTTCAAACCATTGGCATGCTTTGTTAATCTTGTATGGATATGCATGATGGTTGCTGTGCAATCCTTCACCAAAAGAAAACGGTAAAAAATTTCTTGCTTTGCTGTTATCTTCTTTATGCTTGTATCCAATTTTGTGCCATACCCAATCACCGATGAAAATACCATAATATTGATTAAAATATACCATTGAGTATGCCAGTACAAACCCAACTGGCCCTAATATTATTGTCCAAAAAATTATAGAAATCCAAACTCCTTGGAATTGGTGTTGTTTGTAGAACAATGTAGCAGGGTCGTTGGGTTCTACACTAGAATCACCATATTTTTCAATCTCTTCTGGACTCACATATCTGGCGGCGCCTGGGTGCTGTTCATAGGTACATAACTCTTTCAAGGTAAATCTATGTGGACTAAATGGGTCGCGGTCAGTATCGCTGTAAATGTGATGAATACGGTGTTCGGCGGTGAATTTTGTTAGATGCCCTTGATACCAAATACTACTGTTGATCCACATCCAAAATCTTATTGCATGTTGGAGCCAAGGGACAATAATATAATGTTTATGACTTATACTGTTGTGCCAATAAAAGCTAAGAGAAAAAAAATACATTCTAGATTGAATTAACATCAATATAATACCAGTTCCATAGCCCAAAAGATGCCAGGTTAATGTGTTGTACAGAAAGTCTAGAATCATAAAATGTACTTATCAGTTTAATTCGTGTATATTCAAGTGTTTCAGGGTAGCTTGTAACATGTCAATTTGTCTGCGGCAGTCTTCCAGCGCATGATGGCTGGTCACTGGTTTAGGCAACCCTGGGTACAAACTATATACCGTTCTTGCATCACGGATCTTATAATATTGCCAGGGTAGTGGTTTACTGTAACTCTTGTAGGCATGCTCAAGAATGTTGGCATCATATGTGGGACCGTTCATCCAGATACGGTTGCACTTCCAGCACAACTTATGCAGTTCATCCAGGGCCTGATCTAGTGGTATGCGTCCATCTTCTGCAAAGGCTTCGTCCTGTGCGGCACCTTGTGTGGCCCACCAGTTGATGGTACCTTGTTCAATGGTACGGTTCTCTTGGCTCTCAAGATCAACCCTGGCATAGTACTGTTGCTGGTAGTAGCCACTGCCAACGGGATCAAACGCCTGAGCCGCAATGGTTAAGATTGTTGCGTCGGGGCCTGTGGCCAAACCTTCAATGTCGATCATGAGATCCAATTTGATTCTCCCGGTACTTGTGTACAAGGATTATAACACAATTTTAGGTAAAAGTGTAAGGAGTTTAACCAATAACAAATGTAAGTGGCTGTGATCCATCTACGTACATTTTGAGTTGTTCGATAAGACCATCCATTTGCGCTTGAGCTTCTGATTTCATGGCTGCACCGTTTAGGGTACCGCCACCTTGTGGACCGGCGATAGTGCCAAATTTCTCACGTGCTTCACCAATTATCATTTTGCAGTTGGCCACCATGTAATCTCGAATCCACTGTTGTATTTGGTGATCACTCAGCAAGTTGAATTCGGGTTTTAGATTGTAGGTCCACAACAACACAGTTTCGCCTGAGCCTTTGGGGTCGCGAATCAATTGCAGTTTTTTGGTCACAGGGTTCCAGGTGTAGTTCATGTAGGCACCGAACATGCGTCCGGCCAGTTCAATGTACTGACTGTAGAAGTCGTAAGTGGCCAGGCCGCCGGCCACGTTGAAGTTCATTAGATACACGTTGATACTGGCCTGCGCAAACGGATCAAAGTTTGACGCAAACGGTCCTGAACTGTCGCCAAATGTTCTACGAAAAATTTGGCGCACTGAAATCACTTCCTGGGGCAGTTCGTAGATGTTGACATCTGCTACCAACTGCATGAAACTGTAACTTTCTTCATAGGCATTGTTGGCTCGCTGGCGGTAAGTGCCAATGGTTTTTTGATAAGCCGCTTCGTAATGTGCAGGGTCTAGTTCTAGGTCAATGATATCGCCGCCCAGTTGAAGTTTGACGTATTCAATCAAATTTTGCTTGAGTGTGGGCAGTGATTGCTGTTGCTGTTCTGGCATGTGGGACTCCAAGTCCCTGTATTTACCAGGCTTTGAGTATGACCAAGTTCTCAGTTCCACGTCCGTTGAACGGAGTTTCTGTTGTGGTCAGATCCTTGTAGATCTTACGTGCTGCCGGCTTGCCTGCGGCTTGCACTGCTTTCACCACATCTGCTGGCTTGCGCACAGTTTTTTGCATGGTCTCAATGGTGCTGAAACCAATGATGCTGTTGCTTTTCACAGTGAATGCCTGTGTGTGACTGTCAGCCACCAGG